AGCGGAGTTTTGCCCCACTCACTCCTTGCCCTAACATCCGCCCCTTTCTCAATTAATTCTAAAACCTCATCAATTTTATTTTGTTCTACTGCTTCAAATAGTTTTTCATTTAAATTTGTCATATTTTTATAAATTAATTGTTAAAAAAAGGGTTTGTTTGTGATTAGTTAAATAATAAAATAAAAAAAATAAAATGTCAAGAGATTGTCAAACAAAATTTAAAATGATTCAAAAAAAGAATAGAAACCAATAAAATAAAGGGTTTATAATGTTTCAAAATGATATAAATATGATATAAATAAAAAAGAAAAAAACAAAAAATAATATAAAATATTTAAAACAAGTAAAAAAAGAAAAAATTGTTTTTGAAGCCTAGACTTTACAACATGCACGCCTGAAAATCTATTTTTAAAAATTTATGTCAATAATTTTTTTTATAAGTGTTTCAAAATAAAAAACTTGCAAAATGTAAAATTTTTATTTTTAATACAAAATTGAAAAATCTTCATATTGTAAAAATCAAAATTTTATGAATTATAAAGAGCTAAAAGAAATCAGAGAAAAGGAACGGCTAAAAAAATTAGAAGAACGCAAAAAAAACAAAGTTGAAACAAAAAAGGCGATTGAGTTTTTTCATAATGTTTTAGAACAAAAAAAAACAACAGCAATCGAAAAAATCGATGAGTTTGAAAATTTTATAATTACAAAACAAGATTTGATTGAAAACAAGGAAAATTTTCATGAACTTTTAAAAGATAAAATTTTACGTGATTTTGACGTCGCTAAGGCTAATGTTTATGTAATTATTAAACTAATCTCTGAAAATGTACCATACAGGGAAATCGCTCAAAAAATAAATTGCTCTGTCATGTCCATTTGTAAATTGGCTAAAGATGAAGAATTTAGAGATTTTTTTAGAGCTGCTCTTGAATCTGCTTCACATATTGAAATTGAACAAGCAAAAAATTATTTAGCTTCTATAACTGAAATTGATAACAACGCCATATTAAGGAAAAAAAGCGAGCAGGCACAATTTTCTTTATATCTTGCCAAAGCTAAGAATAGAGAATTTTATGATTTAAATTTTAAAATTGATAATGCTTCGTTTAATTTACAAAATAAAGTGATAATTCCACAATTTACTTTAAAAATTGATCAAGACAATAAAACTAGTTTAATAAGAGTCGAGGAAAATGCATTATGAAAAATTTAGCTATAATTAAAATTTTTGTTATTATTTTTTTAAAAAATACGGTTGCTTTTGCCGATTGCAAATGTGTTTGTATGAATGGTCAACCTGTGCAAGTGTGCGATGGTCCAAGGGATAGAAATAAAAAAATTTATTGTTTCAATATGTGCTACTAAATATTAATGAAAGAAATTGTCAATTTTGAGCTTCAAAAAAAGCAATCTTTGTGCTGGTCTAGTCAAGCCAATGAGATACTTTACGGAGGAGCCGCTGGCGGTGGAAAGTCTCACGCGATGAGAGTTATTGCCATTATATTTGCTTTTAGCGTTCCAAATATTCAAATTTACTTATTTAGAAGGGTTTTTGCTGATCTTTTAAAAAATCATGTTGAAGGAGCTACAGGATTTAGAATTTTATTAGCACCATGGATAAAAGAAAAGCAAGTTAAAATCACAGAAGAAGAAATCACTTTTTCTAATGGGTCTAAAATTTATTTGTGCCATTGCCAACATGAGAAGGATATGTTTAAATATCAAGGTGCAGAAATGCAGGTTATTTTGATTGACGAATTAACGCACTTTACTGAAAAAATTTACAAGTTTTTAAGAGGTCGCGCAAGACTTGGAGGCGTTATAGTACCAAATCATTTAAAACATAAATTACCTTTTATTTTATGTGGTTCAAATCCCGGCGGGGTTGGTCATGAATTTGTCAAACAAATGTTTATTGATAATTGTAAGCCTTTTGAAGTAAGAAAAATGAACAATGATGAAGGAGGAATGACACGTCAATTTATACCAGCTAAACTAGCTGATAATCCAATTTTAGTTAATAATGACCCTTTATACTCAAATAAGTTAAAAGGCTTGGGTGGGTCTCTTGCTAAAGCAATGTTAGACGGAGATTGGGACGCAATTGAAGGAGCCTATTTTGATAATTTTAATTTAGATTTACATTCTATAGATTTTGTTAATATACCTGAATATTGGTTTAAAATTAGGGCTTTTGATTGGGGCTACTCTCGCCCCTTTTGTGTACTTTGGGGGGCTGTGTCTGATGGGTGTTTAGTTGATTGTGGGGGCATAAAAAAAAGTTTTCCTAAAGGGTCAATAATAGTATATAGAGAATTTTATGGCTGTACTGGTAAAATAAACGAAGGTTTAAAAATTAATGTGCCAGAAATTGCAAAAACAATAAAAGAACTGCAAAAAGGCGAAAAAATGGATGTTATGGTTGCAGATCCAGCAATTTTTGATGTTTCTCATGGTGAATCAATAGCCAATCAATTTGAAAAAGAAAATATTGGCTGGAAACTTGCCGACAATAAAAGGGTTAATGGTTGGCAACAAATTAGAGCAAGACTCACAGGAAACGAAGATCAAAAACCTTTGTTATACATTACTAAAAATTGTCGCAATTTATTAAGAACATTGCCATTAATGCAATATGATATAATTAAACCTGAGGATTTAAATACAGATATGGAAGATCACGCAGTGGACACTTTAAGATATTTATGCATGAGTAGACCTTTAACTGTTTTTGAAGTTAAAAAACCTATGTCCATTAAAGAATTTAACGACCATCAATTATCGGTAAAACATTTTTTACACAAAATTGAACAAGAAAACAAAAAGTTATTGAAAAGTAAAAAATAAAATTTATATTCACAAAACATTATGACTCAAACTCAAATTGAAACACAAAAAGAATTGACTCAGCAAACTGGCAAAAAGGCTCTTGTCGATATTTGGCGAAAAGAAATTCAAAATTCTATTAAATATCACGAAAAAAGTAAAAAAAAAGCTGAAGATTTTCAAGGGATTTATGAAAGACAAGAAAATTTTGAAAAAAATTCATCATACCCTATTTTTTGGAGCAATACTCAAGTTTTAAAACCATTGCTTTTTTCAAAATTACCTAAAGTTAATATCACACAATCTTTTTTTAATGATGACGAAATTTCAAGAATTTCTAGCGAAGTAGTTGAACGGTTAATTATTTATTTATTAAAAGAATCAGATGTTGAAAATCAAATTGAAAAAGTAAGAGACTCTTTTTTAGTTCAAGGTATTGGTATTCCTAGAATTGTTTTTATTCCACCTGAACCTATTGAAATAAAAACTAAAATAAAAAAAAGAGTTAAATTAAAAAAAGAGAATCAAGAAGAAATCAAAAAAAACGAACATAACAATGATGAATCAAATTCTGAAATAGAAGTTGAAGAAGAACAAATTTCTTATGATGTAGATAAAGAAAAACAAACATTTAAAATTGAATTTGTAGATTATCAAGATTTTCTTAAAAGTACCGAAAAAGAATGGGAAAAAATCCGTTGGATAGCTTTTAAAAAGTATTATTCTAGAAGTGAATTAGTTGAATATTTTGGAAAAGAAGGCGAAAAAGTACCACTTACTAATAAAAAATATGAAATGCTTGGAGATGAAGCTAATGATTTATATAAATTATGTGAAGTCTGGGAAATTTGGGACAAAGAGAGTAAAAATTGTTATTTTATAACTTTTGCAGGTGATGGTTTTGTTTTATCAGTTGAAAAAGATGCGTATAATCTTAAAAATTTTTTTCCTATTCCTATTCCAATGGGTCTTAATGAAATACCAAAATTACTACCAGTTCCTTTATATAATCAATATAAAGAATTAGCTGAAGATTTAAGTGAAATTCATGAAAGAATTAGAAGTTTAGTAAAACAAGTTAGATTTACTGGTGTTTATACTAAATTTGCAGAACAAAAAGATATTGAAAATGTAATGAATGGAGATGATGGAGAATTTTCACCTATTCAAACTAATTCAAATATTGAAGACATAAACAAATTAATTTTATTTAAACCTTTAAATGAAATTGCTAATACTATTACAATTTTAAGAAATGAAAAAATAGCTCTTAAATTAGATATTCAAGAAATTACAGGATTATCTGATATTGTAAGGGGTGCAAGCGTGGCTAGTGAAACGGCAACAGCTCAACAATTAAAAGGAAATTTTGCTATATCTAGGATTCAACCTTTACAAAAAGAGGTTGAGTTCACTATTCGTGATACTGTAAGACTTTTAACAGAATTGGCAGTAGAAAAATTATCAACTACTGAAATTATTAAAATTACAGGTTTAAAAGTTTTGGATGTTGAGTTAATAATGGAAAATGCAAAAATTAATATTGAAGCACAAAAACAAGAAGCAATTAGTTTATTAAATTTACAAGATCCAGAGTATCAACAAAAATTAGAAATGTTAGAGCAACAAGCTCAATTAGGATTAAAACAAACTTTAAAAGATTTGCAAGATCAATTAAAAGGTTTTGTTATTCAATTAAAAGATATACCTAAATTAAATAAAATTTTAAAAGATGATCAATTAAGATGCATTTCTTTAGATATTGAAACTGATAGTACTGTTAAAATAGATCAAAATCAAGAAAAAATGGATAGAATGGAATATATACGCAATATTTCCTCAACAATTCAATCAATGGTACCAGCTGTTCAAACTGGAGTAATTTCTAAAGAAGCTCTTAATGAATTTGTAATATTTGCTTCAAAACCTTTTAAAGTTGGAAGAAATTTAGAAAATTATTTACAAAATAAAGAAGAGCCAATTGAAGAAAAGCCAGATCCACAAGCAATGTTAGCACAAGCAGAAATGGAACTAAGGCAACAAGAATTACAATTAAAAGCTCAAGAAATTATGGGTAAATTAGATTTAGAGCAACAAAAAGTCAATGTTGATAAAGCCAAAGTTTTATCTGATCAAAACAAATTTGAACAAGAAATAGAATTTCAAGATGCTAATAAACAAGCCGACAGAGAAAGCAAGCGACTTGATATAAAAGTTAAAGCTGGAACTGAATTTATAAATGAGCAAATTCGCAATGCTAATATCAATAACACTAATACTCAATAATATGACAACTTTAAAATTAACTAAAATTAATGGTGAATCTCATTGGATTGAAGTTGAATCAAAACCAGTTAGCAAACTTCCTGAAGGTTTAAAAGAAGATTTAACCATAGACGGATATATAAATAAATATGGTTCTATTTATAATCACGGCGATGGTAAAACATATACTAGTAAAAATTCTTATCTTGATGCTTTAAAAAGAAAAGGGCAACATATTAAGGATTATAAATAATTATTGACAATTAATATTAACAATTTATTTTAAATATGAGTGATAAATTTAATACTGAAATGTTGGATATTGTTCAACAACATTTGCAACAAGAGGAAAAACCTGTTGAAGCAAATAATGAAGTAGAAAACAAAATTCAAAATGAAACTGAAAAAGAGTTTCAAGAAAATCAGGAATCTTTGCAAAAAGATGTTAAAACTGATGAACTCGAAAATAAAGAAGAAGTTAATCTTGATAAAGAATTGTCTGGATTACCTAAAGATTTAATTGAAGAGGTAAAAAGTTTTAAAGATCCTGAAGATAAAGCAAAAGCTATAAAAATTGCCAAAGAACAGCGTGCAAGAGAAGACAGGCTACATTTAGAACTCGGCAAAACAAAAAAAGAACTTAAAAACGTAAGTAAATTGTTTGAAGGTACTCAAACAAACCCTGCTGAAACTTTTAAAGCTTTAGCTAGAGAAGTTAAATTTGACCTAACACAAGCACTAGAAGAACCTGTTCAGGCACAAGATGATTTATATTTGACCCCTGAAGAGCTAATTGAACGCAAAACAAAAGATATTCAACAAAATTTATATAAGTCTAATCAAGAGCAAATTAATTTAATAGATACTCAAGAATTGTTAGAAGATTTTCTTTCAAATAATGATTACAGCGAAGATTTTATAGCTGAAAATCAATCTGAATTTGTAGCTTTTTATAATAAAGAACTTACAAAAGATGGATTGAAAAATTATTATTCAAGAAAATCAAGAATGGAGGCAATGAAAAACGCTTATTCTAAACTTGAAAGATTGCAACCAGATTATGAAAATAAACTGCGTATAAAACTTCAACAAGAATTAGAAGAAGATAAAAAAAATAAATTTGATGAAGCCAAGAGGCAACAAAAAATTTCTAAATCAGTCTCAAATATTAACAAATCTTTGAGTTATGACGATAAATTATTAGCGATTATTAAAGACTATATATAAAATAAATTTTTTTATTTTATGCCAGCTAATCCAAATTATACCTCATTAATTTCATCAACATTAGATTTATTTATTAGAGATAAAGTTGCTGATAACGTTATAGGAAATAACGCTTTATTAAGTATTTTACAATCTAAAGGAAAAATTACGCACGAGCAAGGCGGTAGAAATTTTGCCGAAACTATTGCTTATGCTCCAAATAGCACTGTTCAATTTCAAGATCCAACTGATATTATTGATACTACTGGTCAAGATGAAATTACAACTGCTTTATTTTCTCCAAAATTTTTAGCTTCTACTTTTAATTTTACAATTAAAGAAAAACTAAAAAACCAAGGTCCAAGCGCAATAGTTAATTTAATTAAAACTAAACAAGATGTTTTAATGTCAAGCATTAAAAATATTGTTGGGTCTGCTCTTTTTTCAGATGGTACTGGTAATGGTGGTAAAACTATTGGAGGATTACAATTATTAATAGCTGATGATCCAACAGTTGGAACAGTAGGCGGAATTAATCGTGCTAATAATGCTTGGTGGAGAAACCAAGTTTATGATTTTTCAACTTCTGCTGGCAGTAATGCTTCTGCAAGTAATATTTTATCTGGTATGAATAGTTTGTACTTATCTTGTCAAGTACAACAAAATGAAGCTCCAGATTTAATTCTTGCTGATGGAAATTATTTTAGTTTTTTTGAATCTGCTACTCAACAAATTCAAAGAATTACTACTCCAAATGAAGGAAAAATTGGTTTTCAAAACTTAGCCTATAAAGGTTCTTCAGTAGTTTATGATCCAAATACTCCAGCTAATCACATGTATTTTATTAATACTGATTACATTAAGTTTAAACATTTAAATAATCCTTTATTTACTAAAGAAGAAACTGTTAGACCAGTTAATCAATTAACTTATATAACACCTGTTTATTTATATGGAAATCTTACTAGCAACTCTTTAAGAGTTCATGGCGTTGCTAAAAACTAATTTAAAGGAGAAAAAACTATGTCTAATTTTATATCAATAGAAGCTGACATCATTAATCAAAAAATTGATGAAACTTCAACTACACAAAAACACCCACTTGGTAAAATTATCCGTGCTATAGATAAAGATTTTACTACTAATTATGGCAGTGGTGAATTTATTTATTTAAAAGGCGTTGCTTCAACTGATGTTGGTTCAATTATTTCTTATCAAGCCGATAATTATTCAACTTCATTAGCTATTGCAAATGATAGATCACCTATTGCTATTGCAATGTCTACTTGTGTTGCTAATAATTATGGTTGGTATCAAATTACTGGAAAAGCAATTGCAAAAGTATTAGCAGGGTTTGCTGATAATGCTATTTGTTATCTTACTTCAACTGCTGGTTCTATTTCCTCTACACCTGTTCCCGGTGATTTAATTTACAAAATGAAAGGAGCGTCTGCTATTGGAACCCCATCTGCTGGATTAGCCGAAATTGAGATTGACAGAGCATTTACAAATGATGGTGCTACTGTCTAAACTTTTTATTTTCTAGGAGGTATAAAAAACCTCCTAGATTTAATTTAAATATATATATATTTATGAATAAAATTATAATTCCTAATAATGACAATAGAGTTTTAGAACATGATAAACAGTATGTTCAATTTTTTGATAAAAAAAAGCAAATAACTGTAGATTTAGATACTAAAACTGTATTAGACAAAGATAATAAACCAATATATGAATTATATGTTGAAATTTCAAATATGGAAGATCCCTTTTCAATTTTATGTAAAAAAGTAGATGGAAATTTATTAAGAATCCAAAGAAAAGACGGCGTTATAAAACAATATAATTATAAAGATTATTATAAAAATGCTTTTGAAAAATATAAAACATTAAAAACAGAAAAAGAAGAAGAAATTTTAAATCATGAAGATTACGAAAAAACCATTAATGAATTAAAAGCTAAATTAGCTGAAT